TAGAAACTTTTGAAAAGTATCTACACTTTTGAACGTGTGAGACGTTTTCATTTTTTGAAAGTACCAGCACTGCACTTGTTACGCTAACAATTGAACACAAGAGAGAAACGGCGAGCTAATTATCTAATACTGCACTTACTGCATATCAATGCTTCTACGTCGCGCGTACCACCGCACTTCTGGCATGGCACGCTATCGGGATAGTTATTACACGCCACAATAAACCTTGCACGATTGAACTTCGGATTTTTGCTTTCAAGATAGTCGCACAAGATTATTACCAAGTCGCTTATGGCTTGGTGTTCGCGCATACTCGCTTGTGTTGAAAACTTTTTATGCTCAATGCCATTTTTGGCAGTGGCAATAGCTTGAGCAATCAAGATATAATCTTTTTTAGTCATTGGCGTAGTTTTTACCGTTGTATTGTTCTGCATCCAACGTCTCGCGTACGTTCGACATTTTATAGCGAGCTTCTGAACCCTTGCCGCCGGATAATACTTTGACACTATCGCGGCCCCCCAGCTTATCAATAAGCCTATCAATGCCGCCAAAGGTATCGTGGTACATTCTCGCGCCGGTATCATCAATGATAAGGTGAAAGCGATATGACCAGTTAGCTTGCGACGGGGTATAATAACCTAAATCTTTTATGATCGTTGTCATTTTTTTTGCTTTCCGTTTTCTTCTCTTGTATCCAATTGTCAACGTACTGGCCTTGCAATCAGTGTGAGAGGCGCGGCGCTCGCGCCCCCTGCACTGCCTACAATAAGTTTTTATAGTTCGATACTGAACATTCGCAAACATTCTGCCTTCTCATCGTCGGTTGGTACTACGTCGTCAAGTAATTCCTGCTCGTCATAGAGTCGCTCGCAATTTTGTCGCACGCCTTCTTGATATAGCTCGTCATTGATTCCGGCTTGCACTTGGCGAGAGTGTTCGAGGCTCGCGCTCATTGCGCGGAAATTGCGATCAACGATAGTGGAGTACCGGAGCATGGCGACGAGGCCGATGGCCGACACAACGATCATTGCAATCAAGAGGCCTACTACTTCGCGGTGATATTCGCGCGTCGCGATTTTTATATCACGCGGTGATAAAATATCTTTCATATTATTTTTTTTGTTTAAAGAGCTATGCAACTTTTTTTAGGTGCATCAAAAAGATATGGAGAACGGAGGAGTGATCTAGTAACTCTTTAGTATGTGAGGAGCCGGATCATCCATCATGGACGCGGTACACTTTAGTGCGTTGACAAGAGTCATTGCGAGTGGTGCGCGTTCGCGTTCGGTCTATATCTTTTTAATGTACCTAAATTTAGTATACTCCCGCCGATAAGGAAAGTCAAGTCCGTCAGTTATCAACAGTCAAGTCCACTCCTCATGCCTATTAAGACGCAACCGCGCAATTTAGGTTACACAAAACGTCAAGTGCCTGTATAATGCGTACCTATATTACCCAAATAGGCCGTTATTTATCAAAGATATGGTGCTTTACTTGGTGTTTAGTGGGGATACGTCGCACAACATATAATGTGCGACGTGACAGCTCATGCTCTTTGTGTTGTGATACCTAGCACGAAGAACGGAACCGCCTATAGAAAAAAGGGTTTTAAGGATCCTACCTGTATGACCGGCCAGCGCAAAAAAAGTTCAGCCAATCAAAAACCACCCTAGCCCAAAAACGAAAAGTTATTGAGTATAGGGTGGTGCCCCCTAGTGAAAATTTTTAATACCCGCGCTCTTTTTTTAATGCTTCAAACATCTTCCGGTCCAATGCACTCAATGACACTGTCTGTATTCCCCCAACACCATCTGCAAAAACATTTCGATGGAGCGGAACTCGACAAGTGTTATTAGTTAAATCAGTCTTCCCATCGAGCATCTGACAATATTCTTCACCTGACAACCCCGGTTCAATTTCCTTGATACTATCTCCCTTCTGCTTTGAGAAATAGGTATCGTTGAAATATTTAGCAATGCAATTAATAACCGCCGCAGAGAAAGTTCTAATGCCTTCTCTCTTTTTGATAAACTCAATCATATCCAATGTCCTCTCTGAAAATATTATCGTCTTTGTTTTTTCTCCTGCTTTCATGTTGGTTAAATTTACTTCTTAATGAGTTTAATATTTAGTTATCGACCATAGAACATATATAACACATTCAAAATCTATTATCAACTTTTGTTGTCAACACATTATTCCACAATAAATCAGTCACTAATGTCAATACTTAACCAAACTTTCTCCCACACTTTTTTCAAAAAAACCCTTTGTTTCACTAATCCAGAGGAGGGGAGCAAGTATAAATCTATTTTTTTTTTACAAATAATTTCCTCCGTTCTTTTTTACGACTATATATAAAAAAAATACTATATAATAGTAGTGCCCCTCCTCTGTATTGATGGCACAGAGTGGGGAGTGTACGCCAAAACACAGAAGCGCGTTCGCGTCAACTTGCCTCCGCTCTGCTCCCCCAATTCTTCGTTTCTTGATAAGCTATCCCCATGCCCCACACCTCGCCCGCGAACGCGCTCACCAAGCAAATAATCGACTTCATCTACGATGCCGGCGGATACGCGTTTCGCGTCAACACTGTTGGTATATTCGATTCGCGCAAACAGACCTACCGGACCGCGGCCAAGAAGGGGGTGTCAGACGTCCTAGCGTGTCACCAGGGACGCTTTATCGCGGTAGAGGTGAAAATAGGCAAGGACCACCTCTCCGATGAGCAGGCTGGCTTCCTGGCTTCAATTAGCCACTATGGTGGGCTTGCCTTCGTTGCTAAAGACTTCGAATCATTTAAACATTGGTGGCAGACATGTAACTCCAGTCAGTTATCCACTTCTATAGCTATTGACATTTAGCTTGTTTCTGCTATACTGATTCCAGGAAGATTGAGTTTAGTATCTCAATCTTAGTTCTTTAATTTCGATTGGCCACAGAATTTTGCTCCGTTTAGTTTCTATCCTCAACACCGCACTCTCGTGCGGTGTTTGTGTTGTTGTGGTATAATAAGTTTAATGGGAAACGAAGGTCCTCTAAACGAAAAAAGTGAACTTCAAATGCCGCCGAACGCGAAAGTGATTAATGTTTCACCTCGCGTTATTGAGCGCATGGCTCGCGGTGCGATCTTGGGGTATACCCACACCGGTGCCGAGAAGAAGCGCCGACAACGTTTGACACATAAAGTAGAGATGATGGTGGCGAAGAAAGGAAAACACTTGATTGATAAGATGTTTGAACTTGCCGAGGGAATCTACTTGGTCGATAAAAAGAGCGACAAAGAATTGCGCTACTATCAAGTGCCGCCGAACTACGCCGCAATTACTTATTTACTTGATCGCGTTATGGGCAAGCCGGCGGTGAACAAACCTGATGGCGCGGAGGAGCGCCGCGGAGTAACGGCGGTAGAGCAAATTATTAAACGATTAGCTGATGGCACCATTACTGAAGAACGACGAACAATTGTCCAGTCAACTTCGGGACAAGCAATATCAGGACGAAGCCCTGCCGGCGGAGACGCATCAGACGGAGAAGATAATGACGACGGCGGATCTGGTTCGGAGTCTGTATAAAGACGATCAGGGTAATCCATTTCAACTCAAGCCTACACAGGAGGAGATTTTTAATTGTATATTTCAAAAGAGGCACGCGCGGAACCACGTTATGACATACACGCAGTATGGTAAGAGTGACACGATCTCGATGGCGGTATTGACAAGAGCTACAACATATGCTGAAAAATGGGCAATTGTTGCACCATCTCAAGAGAAATCAAAGATCATTATGGGATTCATTATTAAGCATTGTTTCGAGAACGAGTACACGATGAGTAGGTTCCAGCTCAAGGAGGGTGAGAGTATTGATAAGATTAGGCGAGAGCGAACGAAGAACCGTCTGACATTCGATCTGGGTGAAGGCAAGATGGGCGAGATCTTTATCCTGTCGGCGGAGTCGCGCCTCAAGAACCAGACCGAGGACATTGGAAACGCCCTGATGGGCTTTGGCGCGCCGAACCTTGTGATGGACGAGGCGGCGCTGATTAGTAATGAGTCGGATGCCAAGGCCATGCGTATGGTTGGTGGCTTCACTGCCCAGGGTTTGGACTTTGTGGTTAAGATTGGAAACCCGTTCAAACGCAATCACTTCTTGGCGGCGTTTGAGGATCCGGCGTATCACAAGATCAACGCGGACTATCATGTCGGCGTTAGGGAAGGGCGATTGACGGAGAAGTTTATTGAGGAGATGCGGAAGAAGCCGTTCTTCGGGGTGCAATATGATAACAAGTTCCCGGATGCGGGCGAGATTGACGAGAAGAACTGGACCCAGCTCGTGACGGAGGAGGAAGTGTTGTCGGCGATGATCACAGAATCGGACGAGGACAAAATGAAGCACATTGGCGAGAAGCGCCTTGGCCATGACGTTGCGAGAGGCGGAGCTAACTTTTCGACATGGGCATTGCGGAGTATGAACTACATGGAACTGTTAGCGAAGTCGCGGAGCGATAACTTGATTGAGACGGGCGCGCAGACAATGCACTTGGCGCGAGAGAATGGAGTGAAGGCGCAGAATGTGTTTATTGACGATGTGGGTGTTGGTGGCGGAGAAACGGACTCTGTGCGCGGGCAAATGTTCTTGGCGACGCCGATCAATGGTGGCAATACCGCGCTTGATATGGGCCGGTTCGCGAACATGCGCGCGGAAGCGTATTGGCGACTTCGGGAGTGGATCAAGAAGGGCGGCAAGCTGTCGCGGCATGACGAGTGGTACCAGATCGCGAAGGTGAAGTATAAGCCTGATAGTAAGGGGCGGCTTCGGATCATGGGTAAGGATGAGATGCGCGCAATGGGTATTGATTCGCCGGACGTTGCCGATGCCGGCTCATTGACGTTTGCCCGGCGCGAGCACTATGATGTGGAGGAACGACACCAACAGCGCGATAAGAAGAAGCGTCAGCGCGCGAAGGGAAACGGATTGTCATTACGGATGGCGGGATATTGATTACACATGGAAATTTTATTACCTGGACAGGCTAATTTCAAAAAACCTGACGTACCGATCATTGGTAAGACACCAACGAAGAAGAAGATAAATATTCCGGTGATTTTTTATTGGGAAGAACAGGATCGAATGACGGCGGCGTTTAAAATTCAGGGCACATGTTTTGGGGAGTCATTGTTGTTGGAAGAAAATAAGGTTCTCAACCGAGTCAACAAACAAAAACTTATTCAGAAGATTAAGGACACACTTGACTTATTGGTTCATCATGGCAAGAAGATACTCAACTCTGACGGCAGTATTAACATGGAGACAGTGAATGATATGGAAGCAGAACGATTTTGGCTTGATAAAAATTGGGCCAAGAACGTTGAAGCGCTTAAGGAGGCTATGACGGTAGAAGTTATCAACAGGGGGCAAGCAATAAAACTGGGATTGTTATAAAATATAGATACCTATGCCCGATGCTCTAAAAATACTGCAAGACCCGGAGGATACAGTCAAGGAAAATGATCGACCGGTTTGGAATCCAAGTCAAGATCAAAAGGATCGTATTCAATTTGTGTACACTGAACGGATGGATATGTTGGCGAAGCGCGACATGGCCTATCCGCATTTTAATGATCGGACACTTAAGGAATTTATTGACGATAGCGAGAAGCGCATGAACGCCTATGTCTTGCCGAAGGAGATGCAGGGCAAAGAAGAATGGCAAGCAAACTTCGCAACGCGCGCGTATGCGAACAAAGCCAAGGCACTCTTGGCGGCGACGGCGCGCGATCTGCCTGACATGAGATTTCGAGCGGTAAACGAGGGGGAAAAATTTAATTATGTGGCCGCGGACATTACCAAGAACTTGGTCCGCTATTCGTATTTTCAACAGAACATCGCGGAAGATGTTTTCTTTTTGGGATGGAGTAATGTAACGCGTGGGACCGTACTTTCATACGAAGGTTTTCATAAGCAGATTTTCAGGAAGAAGAAAATAAAGTCGTATGATATTTTGACAGGCGATGTTGACTGGGAAGAAACACAAGTGTACTCACAGGGGGACCCGGTGACGTTTGAGATTCATCCAATGAATCTTCTGATTAAGAATTTTCATATTCGCGATATTCAGAAACAGCCCGCGCTTGATTGGTGGTCCTATTATTCGACGCGCGATGAGTTTGAGTCTGATTGGGGGAAGTTTCCGAACGCGCAGTTTGTAATTGAAGGATCGCAAATGCGACCGGAAGAACACGATACATATTTTCATAAACATTACAAAGAAACATTGGTTGGTGGCAAGGGGTATGTGGTTGATCGGTACATGAACATTTACAAAGATGTGTATCGCGTTGTCGCGAACGGTGTTGAACTATACAATGGTCCCCTCTTGTGGGTTGATGTCAGTAACCCAGATAGGAAGAACTATCCGATTGCGAAGACAATTTTTGAACCGTTTGCTGATGGCGACTTTTTCTATGGAAACTCAATGCCGAACTCGGCTATGGGCGAAGGTGATGTTATCAACACACTCATAAATTCTTCGCTTGATAAAACATATCGAGGGCTTGTTGCACCTTTATTGATTGGCCAGATTAACAAAGACATGCTCGATCTCGAAGATGATGTTGTTGCCGGCGATACCAAGATTTATGTTGATGATGTGAGCCAAGTTAAGACGATGGATATTAAGGGTATTTCTCAAGGAGATACAGAAATGCTTAATATTATCAGTCGGGGTTTTGATCTCACAACGCTTGATCCATCGCAGGAAGGTGCGGCACAAAAGTATGTTACGGCGCGCGCGGCAGTGGCAGCTGACGAACGCGCTCGTCAGCTGAAAGGCTTGTTTACTTCGTTCATGGAGAATATGTGGTATCAGAAGATTAAGCTTCGAACCGCGAATGTTCTTTTGGCATACACTCAACCACGGATGGTTCAGATTATTGGCCAAGAAAAAACACAGCAACTTCAAGAACAATATCGAACGTTTAATATTGAAAATACTCCATTGTCTGACGGCACACATGGAACATTGGCGGTTCAATTTTTCAAAGATCATAGTACGGCGAAGGCGGCGCGACCGTTGCTTGCGACTGAAGAAAAATTTAACCAAGACAAGGGACAATCATTTGAGAAGATTGGAGTGGTGTATAATTTCTTGAATAACTTCCGATACGTGGTTCAGATTATTCCAGACTCATTATTCAAGGCTTCACAAGCCTTGAGTATGGCCATGACTTCGGAGAAGATTGAATATACTTCGAAAATATTTCCGGAGTACTTTGCTGGAAACAAAGCAATATTTTTCCGAGACTATATTAAGAACTATGATGATGATCCTGATCGCTACAAGATTGAAGACACAATGAGCTTTAATGACCAGAAGGCTTTGGAGTTAGCGCAGGGCGGCGGGGTTGGTGGTGTGAAAAAGAAAATGCCGCAAAATAGTTGGTTGGT